TAATTTGTAACACTACCAAGTCCTCCCAGATACATAATGGGAGGACTTTTTTATGAGTATTGGATTTGTATTAGGCAACGGCATCAGCAGACTTGAAGTAGATGTCAAAACACTACAAGCAACTGGGCCTGTGTATGGTTGTAACGCTCTTTATCGTGAGCACATTCCCACAGTGTTGGTCAGCACTGACAAAGCAATCAGCCAAGAAATACAAAATTCAGGCTACGCTACCAAAAATCGCATGTACACTCGCAGGCCCATGCCAGGCTTGGGTGCCAAAACTGTGCCACAAAGCTATTTTGGGTTTAGTTCAGGACCTATTGCAGTGGGCATTGCTGCACTGGACCGCAACATAGCAGTGTATCTCATTGGATTTGACATGGGACCAGCACAAAACAATCGTTTCAACAATGTGTATGCTGACACACAATTTTATAAAAAAAGCAATTCTTTGCCTACCTACACTGGCAACTGGGCTAGACAGTTGGCCACTGTGATAAAAGACTATCCCAAAATAAGTTTTTATCGAGTGCAAGGAGAAACCACAGCCACAGTAAACGAGCTCAATGGACTGGCAAATTTAAGACACATGCCTGTTGCAGACTTTTTGAACCGCATAAATAACACAAAGGATCTGTAAATGTCAACAGTCAAACGTGTCAGCGGTGATTACACTGTTCAAACCATAAATGCAGGTGATTTAGTCACCTTAGAAAGTACCAATGTGAACATTGTGGGCAATCTCACGGTGACTGGTAATGCAGTGTTGACAGGCAATATCAACGCAGACAAAATTTTTAATGGTACCACCAGTGTTGAAATTCCTGTGATCAACGGCAACATCACATTCAATCCTAGCGGTGTCAGCAACATTATGGTAATCAGCCCAACCGGTACAACTTTTGCTGGTGCTGTGGGCTTTACTGGCAACGTGGATGCAGGCAACATCAACACCACAGGCAATGTAACTGGCAATGTGTTTTTGATAAAGCAAGATGCCAGTGCGGGTACACCACTGTTGAGATTTGAAGACACTGATACCACCCTCAGTGATGGCACTGTAATTGGTGCTATTGAATGGTATACCAACGATTTGTCAGGATCTGGTGCCAGAGTAACATCAGCTATCAAAAGCACAGCCAACAGTATTTTGGGCAATGCCTTGGTACAGATTTTTACCAGCAACGGCGGCGCGGCAGCAACAGCCAGGGTCACAGTGGACAGTGTGGGCAATGTGGGAGTGGCCAATATTGCTCCTTTGCACACATTTGCAGTGAGTGGCAATACCTTCGTCAGCGGCAATGCCAGTGTGATTGGCAATGTCAGTACTGGAAATATTTTGAATTCAGGATTGGCCAGTGTCACAGGCAACATCACTGGTGGCAATTTGATCACTGGAGGTTTGGCCACAGTCACAGGCAATATCACCGGTGCCAATGTGATCAGTACTGGTGCAGTCAGTGCCGGCGCATTAGGTATCAGCGCCACAGGCAACGTCACCGGCGGCAATGTCAACAGTGACGGTGTCATGTGTGCTGTAGGCAATATCACCAACAACGGGGTTATCAATGCTGGGTCAGGCTTCAGCACAGTGGCCAACGTTGTAACAGGCAATGCCTGTGTGTCGGGCATCACTACCACAAGCACACTGACAGTGAACACACTCAGCGGTGGTCGCGGCATTGGTGCAGAAAACATTGTGTGGCAAAATACCACCACTACCATGACGTCAGCAACCATGGCCAACGTGGGCAATTTGGGATTTTTTGTGCTGGCAGGACAAAGTTACAAATTTGAAGCATACTTGCCCATACTGCCAGCAGGTTCTACTACCACTGCGTTTAGCACATACTTCGATGCTGGTATCTGTTACTACACTGTGGAAGCACAAGCCACACAAACAGGTGCATTCAGCACATCAACTTCAAATGTGTCGGCAGCCGCAACTGCCACACAAGCAATGACTGGCACCACTCCACGTGCTGCCAGAGTAACTGGCACTATTCAAAGCAGTGTGAGCAATTCCAATGTGACCATTCAAGCTCAAACTTCCAGCAACGATTTAGCAGTACAAAGCGGTGCTTATCTGACCTACACAAGAATTGGCTAAAATAGCAAACAAGTCCTTTTGGTAAATACATCAGAGGACCTTGTTTATCCATGGCACAAAATATTATAGATGTAGGCGCCGCTGCCAACGATGGCACTGGTGAACCATTAAGAACAGCTTTTGAAGCTGTTAATAACAATTTCACCCAGATATTCGCTGCGGGTCCGGTGGATAGCAATGTCGTTATCTCCGGCAATACTATCACAGTCACTGGTACCAACAACAATCTGGTACTTCGAGCCAATGGAATTGGCAATATCCAAGCCAACAGTTCAATCATGCCCAGCATTGATGCTGTGTATGATATCGGCGCTCCCGCTCAAAGAATCGACACAGTTTATGCCCAGTATTTCGTGGGCAATGGTGCTGGACTTACCAATGTAACCACTGCTGGCAGCAGCATCAATTCTGGTACCAGTAATGTTCGAATTGTGAGTTCGGGCGGCAATGCCACAGTGTCAATTGGTGGCGTAAGTAATGTGGCAGTGTTTTCCACCGGTGGTGTCAACGTTGCAGCCAATGTAACTGCTGGAAATTTAGTAACTTCTGGGGTCAACGGAAATATCACTGGCGCCAATGTAATTTCTGCTGTGACCTTGACTGCATCAGGTAATGTGCTAGGCAATTACTTTCTTGGCAATGGTGCATTGTTGACTGGTATTTTGACCACAGCATCCAATTTGGTCAGTGGCAACAGCACAGTAAACATTGTGACTCCTGGCGGCAACGTGGCAGTGAGTGTAGGCGGACTCAGCAATCGTGCAGTGTTTGCCACGACCAGTGCCACATTTGCAGGCAACATTTTACCTGCAGCCAACAATGTTTACAGTCTTGGATCCAGCACACAACGTTGGGCCAACATTTGGTTGTCTGGCAGTACCATAAGACTGGGCGACTCAACAATCACGTCCAACACTGACAGTATTGTTTTGAGAAACCCAGTGGGTGGATCTTTTGCTGTGCAAGGCACAGCAAATGTGGCCAGCGGATCTTTTGCACTGGGCGACAGCAACCTGGTGATCAACGGCGCCAACGGCAATATCAGTGTGAGTGTGAATGGCACACCCAATGTGGCAGTGTTTGCCAACACTGGACTCACAGCCACCAATTTGTCTGCTATAGGCTTAGTCAAAGCTTCGGGCAATGTTAGTGCAGTGGGCAATGTGATTGGTGGCAATGTCATAGCAATCAGTGCGGTAAGTGCTGTGAGTGCAGTTGTTACAGGCAATGTCACTGGTGGCAATGTCATCACTGCAGGTGTAGTGAGTGCTGCTTCGGCCAATATTCCAGGCACCTTGACCAGCGGCGTTGTCAATGCTGTGGCGTTGAGCCTGTCAGGCAATGTGATATCAGCATTGAACAGTGTCAGTGCAATCACTACTTCGGCCAATGTCACTGGTGGCAACATTATCACCGCCGGCAAAATCACTGCACTTGGCAGCATAGTAGGCGGTGTATTTGTTGGTGACGGTTCGCAACTGTCTGGCGTGGTAGCTACCAATGTGGGAGTGTTACCCAGTTTGAGTGTGACTGGCAATGTTAGAAGCGGTAATCTCAATTCACTGGGACAAGTAAGCGCAGTAGGCAATATCACTGGTGGAAATTTGCAAGCCACAGGATTGAGCTTGTCGGGCAATGTGTTGACTCCATTGAATGTCACCGGCAACATAGTCAGCAACAACTTGGCCGTGATCAACGACATCACTGGTGCCAACAATTTTGTTACCAACTACATTCAAGCCAATGTGTTGGTTGTTTCAGTATCTTTGAGCGCCAGCGGCAATGTAATAGGTGGCAATGTCAACAGTTACGCAGCAGTCAGTGCAGTGGCCAATGTCACAGGTGGCAATGTTCGCACTGCTGGACAAGTGTCAGCCACAGGAACCATAACTGGTGGCAATGTGCTTACTGGTGGCATTGTTTCGGCCACAGGTGCCATAACTGGTGCCAACATCACTGGTGCTAATATTTTAACAGCAGGATTGATTTCTGCCACAGGCAATGTTACAGGCGGCAATGTGGTAGCTGTATCTCTTGTGTCAGCTGCGGCAGTCAGCGCCACAGGCAATGTCAACAGTGGAAATTTGCGCACAGCAGGTTTGATTTCGGCCGTGGGCAACATCATTGGTGGCAATATCCAAGGTGGAGCCAATGTCAATGCTGTCACACACACTGGTTTCACAGTGTCAGTATCTGGCAACATCAGCGGCAGCAACGTAATAGCAGCAGACACCATAAATGCACAGTTCTTCACTGGTACTTCTACGTTTATGACTGGAAATGTCAGTGGCTCTAATGTCAATGCCAATCTAGGAATTTATGCACAGTCTGCGGCAGTGAGTGGCAATGTAACAGGCGGCAATGTACTTGTACAAGGGATAGTGTCAGCTGCTTCGGTTACTGCCATAGGCAACATCACCAGCGGAAACATTGCAACAGCAGGTTTGATTACAGCCACTGGCAATGTCACAGGTGGCAATTTGATCACTGGTGCTGGATTGAGTGCCGCATTTGGAGTTATAATTGGCAACATAGTTGGTGGTAATTTAATCACCTCTGGTTTGGTCACCGCCACCGGCAACATAACAGGTGGCAATGTTATAGCAGTTGCAGCAGTGTCAGCAGTGTCCATGGTAGCCACCGGCAACATCACTGGTGGTAATTTGATCACATCAGGTTCGCTTGCGTTAGCATCAATGTCTGCCACAGGCAACATTGCTGGAGCAAATCTAATTGCAAGTGATCGAATCACAGCAGTAGGTAATGTGATTGGTGGCAATATAGTCACAGCTGGCTATGTAAGCGCCACAGGCAACGTCACAGCTGACTCAGTAAATGCAGCCAATATCAGTCTCACTGGCAACATATTGAGTGTGTTGAATTCCACCAACAACATCATCACAACTGGCAACATCACTGGTAATTTCTACAGTGGCAATGGCTCTTTATTGACTGGTGTTTTGGCCACTGGAGTTGGCACACTGGGCAATTTGAGTGTGACAGGAAATATAGACACAGGCAATTTAAACACAGCTGGTCAAGTCAGCGCCACCGGCAATGTTACTGGTGGCAATTTACTGGCTGTTCTTGCTGTGAGTTCTGATTCAGTAAGCACTGCCACAATCACAGCCACTGGCAACATCACTGGTGGCAATGTGTCAGCTGTAGCTAATGTGTCTGCAGCAATTGTAAATGCCACAGGCAATGTGATTGGCGGAAACATCAGTACATTGGGGCAAATCACTGCCGCAGCCAATGTCACTGGTGCAAATTTCTTAACAGCAGGGCAAGTCAGTGCCACAGGCAATGTCACTGGTGGTAACATAGTCACTGCAGGTCAAGTTAGTGTGACAGGCAATGTACTGACCAATGGTATAATCAGTGCCACAGGAAATATCTTTTCAGCAGGCAACATTCAAGCACAAACATTCATTGGTAACGTGACTGGTAGTTTGACTCTGACTGGCGCCAACAGTGAAGTGTTGTTCAACCAGTTGGGCTCTATTGGCAGCGGCGCTGGATTGGTGTTTGACTACGCAGCAAATGCATTGACCATAACTGGATCAATAACCACAACCAGCGGTGGAGATTTGACTGTGGCTGGTAAAACCACAGTAACAGGCAATATCAGCACAGTGATTGGCAACATTGGTGGCGGCAATATATTGGCTACCACACTGTTGTCGTCAGCAGGCAACATAGTTGGTGCCAATTTGGTAACTGGCGGTTTGATCACTGCTGTGGGCAACATCACTGGTGGAAATTTAATAACAGCAGGTTTTGCCACAGTCACAGGCAACATTGACGGTGGCAATGTTGTAACAGCAGGATTAATCACAGCCACTGGCAATGTCATTGGTGGCAATTTGGTCACTGCTGCTTTGATGCAGTCTGACACAGTCAGTGCTGTGGGAAACATCACTGGCGGCAATATTCAAACTGCGGGCCTGGTCACAGCCACAGGCAACATCACAGGTGGCAACATCATAACAAGCGCACTGGTTGAAGGATTAACTGTCAGTGCCACAGGCAATGTCATAGGTGGCAATGTTAGCACAGCAGGATTAATCACAGCCACTGGCAACATCACTGGTGGCAATATCAACACAGCAGGTTCTATCACAGCCACTGGCAACATAGTTGGCAGTGTGATCAATGCCACAAGTCAATTGCAGGGTGTTGCAATCAGTGTAACTGGCAACGTTACTGGTGGAAACGTCATATCCAATGGGGCAATTTCAGCCACTGGCAATATCACCAGCGGAAATTTACGGGCTGCAGGATTGAGTTTGAGTGGAAATGTGCTCAGTGCGCTGAACATGACCACCAATATCACTACCACAGGCAACATCACAGCCAACAACATCGCAGCCACAACCTCCATAAATATTGCAGGAGCAGTGGCAGCCACTGTGGATGATGCAATAGCATTATCAATAGCATTAGGATAAAAAATGGCAAATACATTCACGAGAAAACTAGAACAAAACACTGGAACTACTGCTGCCCCAGTGGGCGCATACACAGTGCCAGCCAGCACCAAAACCATAGTGGTGGGTCTCAGCGTGACCAATACCACCAGCAGTGCTATCACAGCCAATGTGTTTATCAACAACGGAGTGGCCAACACTTATATAATTGCCAGAGGTCCGGTGCCAGCTGGTTCCAGTTTGGTAGTGGGCGGCGGGGATCAGAAATTGGTACTGATCACTGGCGACACAATGTACGTTCAAAGCAGCGCAGGTACCAGCATTGATACCGTGATGAGCATATTGGAAATCACCTAATGAGTTATATTGGTCTTAATCCTCAGCAAACACTGCTGAATACCAGCACACAGTTCTTCAGTGGCAATTCAGTGGCCACGCAATTCAACCTCAACAGAAGCATAGCATCGGCCAGTGACCTTGATGTAATTGTAGGCAATGTATTAAAAGTACCATTCACTGATTACATAGCAGGTAATGTGGTATTGATTTTTGCCACTCCGCCTGCGTCTGGCAGTGACAACATTGCGGTAACATATCGTGCAGGTGCGCTCAACAGCTTGGATTTAATTTCAGCCAATGCTTTTGGTGCAGGCACAGTGGGTGCGCCCAGTGTGTACTCAGTGGCTGCCAACAATTCAGGACTGTATTGGTCCGACGCACAAACAGTGATAGTGACCACTGCCGGAGCCAATCGTGCCACATTCAGCGCCAACATTGAAGCCACCAGCAGCACCACAGGAGCCTTGCGTGTCACAGGTGGTGCCGGCATAACTGGCAACTTGTACACTAACGGACAAGTGGTGGTAGGCAGCACCAGCACCAGCACCAGCATTACCACAGGTGCCTTGTTGGTAGCTGGTGGTGTAGGAGTGGTAGGCAACATCAATGTAGGCGGCGGCTTAACTTGTGTGGGTGACTTTGTGGTCAATGGTAACTTTACCACCACTGGAGTAGACAGTCTTGCAGTGGCAGATCCATTTATCTTTTTGGCTGCAAACAATCCTGGAGACACGTTTGACACCGGCATAGTGGCACAGTACTATGATGGCGCCAACACCAGATACAATGGCCTGTTTAGAGATGTGACTGATGCCAAGTACAAGTTGTTCTCCAATCTGTTGACGGCACCCACCACTGTGGTTGACACCACAGATCCCAGTTTTCAACTGACAGACCTGGTACTGGCCAATGTCAGCGCCACAGGCAATGTCAACGCTGCATTTTTCACCGGCAATGGTGCTGCTTTAACTGGTATTGCACAGTTGACCACCACCATATTCAACAGCAATTCTGCTGTGAACATACCAACCATCAATGGCAATATTTTCAGCAATGTGAACAATGTAAACATTGTGACTGTGTCCAGTATTGGCCTGGCAGTGACTGGTGCCATATCTGGATCAACTACTGCCAGCATCACTGGCAATATTGTTGCAGGCAATGTAAATGCAGGCAACACCATCAGTGCCGCAGGCAACATAACCACATTCGCAGGCAATCTTAGTGCAGGCAACGCACTGATCACTGGATTGATCAGTGCCGCAGGCAATATCACTGGTGGCAATATCATTGGCACCACGGCTGTGAGCACAGGTGGAAATGTTACTGGTCTCAACATTAAAACCAGCGGTTTTGTGTCAGCCACAGGAGATGTATTTGCCAACAACGCAAGTTTGTCTGGCAATTTAAGTGTGCCTGTTGATGCCAGTGTCACTGGCAATGTCATAGCTGGCAATGTGTTGAGTTCTGGCATCATGTCAGCCACAGGCAACATACTTGCACCTTATTTCATAGGCAACGGTGCTGCACTCACAGGCATCGATGCCACCAGCATACAGTTTGGCAACAGCAATGTGCGAGTGGTCAGTTCAGCTGGCGATGTAACTGTGACAGTGAACGGAGTGGCCAATATAGCGGTGTTCAGTCCGCTGGGTGCCACCATTGCAGGTACCACAAGTGCGGCCAACCTCAGTGCAACTGGCACAGTCACATTCTCGGGCACCACACAAAATATTAACATTGGAACCAGTCAGACCACAGGCACAACCACTGTGGGAGGTTCTGCACAAACTGGAACAATTTTAATTGGACAAAGCACAGGCAGTCAAACTGTGGGCATTGGTAACGGTGTGGCCAGTTCAGGCAGCACAAAGAGCGTTCACATTGGTGAAAACGGTGCTGCTGGCTCAACCACATTGATTGGCATTGGTCCTGTTACAGCAACCACAGCCGCAGGCACAGCAACATTCAACACTGCCACCACGGTGGTCATTGCCAACACTGGCGGGTCAGCACTGAGTGCAGCTGGCAACATTTCAGGTGGCAACGTTCGCACTGCTGGACAAGTATCAGCTGCAGGAACCATAACTGGTGGTAATGTATTAACTGGCGGATTGATCAGTGCCACTGGCAACATCACTGGTGGTAATTTAATCTCTGTAGGAGCCACCAGCACTACAGGTGCAAGTACCGCAGGTAGTTACAGTGCCGCAGGCAACATCACTGGTGGCAACGTGCTAACTGGCGGCTTGATCAGTGCCACTGGCAACATTGATGGCGGCAATGTCAACACAGCAGGCTTGATCACAGCTACTGGCAACATAACATCCGCTGGCAATGTGATTGCTGGCAATTTGGTCACTGCCAATTTAGTGCAAGCTACCACACTCAGTGCCACAGGCAACATCATTGCAGGAAACCTCAATGCAGCTGGATTGAGTCTTACCAGCAATGTGGTCAGCAGTTTGAATGTGACTGGTAATGTCACTGGTGGCAATATCAATTCTGCTGATTTGATCAGTGCAGTAGGCAATATTATTGGTGGTAATGTGCTGGGTGGTGCCAATGTCAATGCCACCACACACACAGGTAGTACAGTTAGTGTCACAGGTGAGATCACAGGTGGTAATGTCACAGCCACCAACTTAACTGGCACTTTGGCCACAGCCGCACAGACCAATGTCACATCACTGGGCACACTCACTGCACTGGCAGTCAGCGGTGCAATCACAGTGAACAGCACCAATGCAGTCACAGCCATCGTGAATGGCGGAACCAACGGTGTGGGCAACATTGGAACCAGCGTGACTGGTTTCAACACAGTGTTTGCCAAAGCAACCACAGCACAATATGCTGACTTGGCCGAGCTGTATGCTGCGGACGCAGAATATGCACCAGGAACAGTGTTGGATTTTGGCGGCGCCAATGAAGTCACATTGAGCATTGGTATCAACAGTGTGCGAGTGGCCGGAGTGGTCAGTACCAGTCCTGCTCACTTGATGAACAGCACGTTGCAAAGTGCTCACACTGCGGCTCTTGCGCTGACCGGTCGTGTGCCAACATCAGTTGTAGGAAAAGTACGCAAAGGTGACATGATGGTCACAGCCGGAGGCGGTGTGGCACAGGCCTGTGCAGAACCCCGAATGGGAAGTGTGATTGGCAAGGCCGCACAAGATCACCCAGGCGGGTCAGGCATGATTGAAATTGTTGTAGGAAGATTATAATGAGTTATTTGGGAAATTCGCCACCAATTGGCCAGTATCGAAAGTTGGACAATTTTGTGTTCAATGGTGTGCAGACCACGTTTGCCATGACCATTGATGGTGTCAGTGTCACACCCCCAACTGCGTTTGCCATGATGGTGGTGTTGAACGGCGTGCCACAAAACCCTGGTGTTAATTTTTCAATATCAGCAGCTGACCTGAGTTTTGCAGTGGCGCCTGTGGCGTTGACTCCTTTCTTTGCATTGATATTTGGAGACACACTATATACAGGCACACCCAGTGATGGCACAGTAACAGACAGCAAGATTGCTGTGGGCACCATCAGTTACAACAAGTTTAGCAGTGTCACTCAGGCAAGATTGACTGCTAATCAGATTATTTTTGGAGTTTAACAATGGCTAGAAAAAGATTATACGAATATTCGTTCACACCAGGTACCAGCGGTCTGGGCACTATCCAAGTGCAAAATCGTTACAACCTGGCAGATTTTCTTGCTGTGTATGATACAACTGCTGATCGAAATATCTACAATTTTGCCGAGCCCACACTGGGCGGTTCTGTTGCATGGGCAGCAGGCACCACTGCAACTTTTCCTGCTGCCTATGCTGGAGTGACCACACTGTCGTTGTATGCTGATACTTCATCCTTGAGCAGCTCAGACGATTTGGCCATATATGTGGAAGACTACAACGGCCTGACCACACAACCCTGGTCATTTGGTGAAGACTCAATTGGCCGGGCTCGTGTGGGTCAACCAGAAAGTTTGATTGACGCTGACTTTGAATACGGCTTACAAAATACCAAATGGCAAAACGTCAGCTTGATAAATTATGTTCCAGGTTTTTACGAAGACATTGGCGCTGACTTGGTGTACAACACCAATGGATATGCAACCCTGTTGGCCAGTACTGATTTTATTGCCAGCAACGTGGACACTGCGGTGAGACTGAGCAATGCGGGCACAGCACCTTGGATAGCCAACGACTTTGCATTGATGATCAGTCAAACACAAGGCAACGTTGCGCCTTTTGTGACCAGTCATCTTACCACTGCTGTGGCCAGTTCAGCAGAACGCACATTCACAGTGGCATCAACCACTGGTGTCACAGCACTGGACAACATTTTGCTGATCGGTCGTCCCACTGCAGGAGGTACTACCATTGCAGTGGCCAACATTACCAGCAATGCCACCACCACTGTGAACGTGGCCAATGCTGCGGCCATAGTTGCTGGAGCCGGCATTTATGTAATTGCTGAAACCATAACCACCAATGTGTATGAAGTTATGGCTGTGACCAGCGTAGCTGCCAATGCACTCACTGTGGTGCGTCAAAGCAACGGTACCAATTCCGGCGCAGCCAACATCATAATTGGTGCCAATATCTATCCAGTCAGCACCATAGAAATTGCGCAGGTTCAAGAAGTGACCAACTCTACCACTCTACAACTCAATCGCGGCTGGTACAATATTTCGGCAGCCAACTCATATGCCACTGGCACAGTGTTCCAACGACTCAGCGGCAATGTGGAATTGGTCAAGCACACCACGGTGAGCACAGCAGTCAACGGCAGTCAAGTTATCACCCGTGGACAATTCAACTCAACCATACTTACTGGTGCTGGGGTTGGATCACCGTTCATTCGCATGACTGGTATTTTCAATGCCACAGGCAACTCTAACATTCCCGAAGTGGCAGTGAACTATGCAGACAGTGGTTTGGTCACAGACAATTATGTCAGTGTTTTGAACACTGTGAACAGCAATGCTGAGGGTGTGAGTTTGGTTAACTTTGCAGAAACCAACAATTTTAGCTTTTATCCAAGACGCAACACCAGTTTGGCCCTGGGCTATCCACTGAATCAAACTGACAGCACTGTGCGTCAGGCCTTCCCTTACACTGGTGCTGACTTTGATGTGATCTCCATGGCCAGCGATGGCGGCAACCCCAGTATCATAACAGTGACCACAACATTTGCTCACGGCTTGGTTCCGGGCACTCCTATTCTTTGTGTTCTCAGTGCAGGAACCAACCAATCTTTTGCTGAAGGCTCGTTTATTGTGACTGCTGTTCCCAGCACCACCACATTCCAATACACAGCCAAAGCCGGTGCAATAGTTGTCAGTCCAGTGGTAGGGCAAATCAACATACGCAGCAATGCCAGCTTTTTGCCCAGACCCTTTGACGGCGGTGTAATTATTGGCCCTGGCAGCCCCACTCGTGGTGCCAGTGCTGTGCGACAAACTAAAAAATATTTCCGTTACCAATCAGGCAAAGGCCTGTTGTTCACTTCAGGTACCATGTTACAACCAACCTTGGATGTGGCAGCAATAACCGCAGCAGCCACCCCAATAGGATCTGCAATAACCATCACAACTGATTTGGAACATGGACTCAATGCCGGGGCAGTGATTGTGCTCAGCGGTGTTACCACATCAGGGTATAACCAATCTGGCTATGTGGTCACTGCCATTGTCAGCGACCTTTCATTCACTGTGAATGCAATTGCCACCCTGGGCAGTGCTACTCCCACACTGGGGCAACAACCAAGAATCAACGTGTCAGGCTGGCATGGTGCCAGTATTCGTGCCGGCATGTTTGATGATCAAAACGGAATGTTTTGGGAACATGATGGACAAAGTTTGAACACAGTGTTGCGTACTTCAACCAATCAGTTGGCCGGCCTGGTCAGCGTGGGCGTGGGATCCAACTTGGTCACAGGAGATGGAACTTGTAGATTTGAAGATCAAGTCAACACTGGAGATTTGGTCACAATCAAAGGCATGTCACACTATGTTACCAGCATATTGAACAACAACAGAATGACAGTGATTCCTCCGTTTCGCGGAGTCAGCAACCAAAGTCGTGTAAAAATGTGTTTGCGCACCGAATTGCGTGTGAGACAAAGCGATTTCAACATTGACAAAATAGACGGAACAGGTCAATCAGGCTACACCATCAACGCTACCAAAATGCAGATGTTGGGTATTGAATACTCATGGTACGGTGCAGGTTATGTGACCTGGATGGTACGTGGACAAGATGGTAGATTTATTCATGCACATCGTAGACCCAACAACAACTTGAACAACGAAGCATTTATGCGTTCAGGTAACTTGCCAGCACGTTATGAAGCCATCAATGAAACACCCAACAGCAGTCTTGCCAGTGCCATTGATGCCAGCCAAACCTCAATCACCCTGGTAGACGCCACAGATTACCCTGCAGCTTCTGTGACTTATCCAGTGTTTGTGATGATTGACAGTGAAGTTATAAAGTATTCTGGCAAGAATGGCAACATCTTGACTGGGTGTACTCGTGCCGCAACATTTACTCAGTGGCAAGAAGGACAAATTCGCAGTTATACCAGTAGTGCTGCTGCCAGCCATGTTATCAACACTGGTGTGATTTTGATCAGCAATACCTGTACTCCCTTGGTAAATCACTGGGGTTCAGCCATTATCATGGACGGCAATTTTGATGGTGACGAAGGCTACAGCTTCCAATTCAACCGTACCAACTATGGCCTCCCTGCTCTGGTAGGCGCACAACAAGTGGCGTTTGTCATGCGTCTCAGCCCCAGTGTCAGCAATGGTGTAATTGGTGATCTGGGCGTAAAAGATCTTATAAATCGAGCACAGTTGACCCTGGTCAACCTCACACTCAACATCACTGCAGGTAGATTCTTAGTGGCTGGTATCTTGAACCCCAACAACATTGACTCAGCCAACACTGCATGGGCAGGACTGAACAACATAGGTGGTGGCTTCCAGCCCAGCTTTACACAGTTTTCTACCGCACCAGTTTTTTCTGGTGTCAGCACCGGCGGTGTGCAATCTGCACCATTGAGTACTGTAGGCGGTTTTACTCGTACAGGTACCAAGGTTACATTCTCTTCAAATCAAAGTTTTGCCAACTTGACTCCAGTGGTAGTATCCAGTGCAGGCACAGGAGCCAACCTCACTGTGCAGTTGACACGAACAGGCACTACCTATGGAATTACCACCACAGCCATACAGATTCAAAATCCTGGCACAGGCTATGCTGTGGGCGACACACTGAAGATCCTTGGCAATGTGATAGGTGGTTCTACCCCTGCAAACGACATGTCATTGGTTGTGCAAAATATTTCAGCTGAAATTGTAGGAGGCGAACGACTGTTTGCCATACCTATTTCAACAACCAATTCTGGGGTGCTGGACTTGACCAATGTCAAACAGATTGGAACCAGTGCTGTTCCTGGCATAGGTACCTATCCCAACGGACCTGAAGTGTTGGCAGTGACAATCACAGCGTTGACCACCAGCACTACTCCAGTTGGCGAAGTGCAGTTGCAATTCCAAGAAAGTCAGGCTTGAGAATCTGCAGCAAGATACTGCTCTACAGTGTGTATCTTGTCTTGCACAGTGGTTAAATTCACTGTGTTCCACAGACCTGGATGCATGGGTCGAGGCCAGGTGCCTCGATCAATCCAGGCCCAGCCTAGGTGTTCATGATTGAGTGTGGGCACAAATTCCTGCGACACAACACATATCCAGGTGTGATATTCAAACACACCGTCAGCTGATGTGAATTTTTCCAACGGTACAAGACGTTGATATTCAGGCATGTGGCCCAGTTCTTCAATGCATTCACGTTCCATGGCACCCAGCAATGTTTCGCCTGATTCTACTTTGCCACCAGGCAAGCCCCAGGTACTGGGATTTTTTGCGTCATTGCGCAAAAGATAAAGATATCTTGAAGTGGCCACACTGCGGAACCAAACTCCCACGGCCTTCACAGTACCAGTCTCCAGGTGCCTCCAGGATACACACCTTGATAGCTTTTGACCCAACTGTCACCAGTCCATTCATACTGTAGACCTGTGGTTATATTTGTGACATATTGGATTTCGTTGGCAGTGCTGGCCATGAACGCCACACGCCAGGCACCGTTGCGATATTCAATGATATCATTGGCATGGGCCACTAGAGGACGACCATTTTCACCTACCCAGGCCTGTGCTGGATCTAGATTGACTCCTGCGCCAGTGTCTTCGGTCAGCAGGTATCTCACACCAGCCAACACACTGTCTTCGGGTCTTGGACCAGAAGTCAAAGGATTGATCACAGCATCCACAGGCTCCAGGGTGTTTTGTGGGGTGGTATCAATGTCCACACTGTACAATAAAAATCTATCGTCATTGGGATCCAGTACCACAGTGCCCACAATTTCAGATTCGTCGGCCTGAATCAGTCTGATTTGACTCACGCCTGGTCGCAATGATCCGTACAAATCAATCACAGCAGGCCACAATAGATTGCTGTCAGACACAATGCCTGCAGGGGTAAGCAAGTCATTGCTGGGTTCTTGTGCCAAGTCGCTGGCCTGCAACACTTGAATCTTGTTGCCAATCAACACAGTGGCATAGTTGTAAGGAGTGATAACTTGTCTGGTGCCCAATAACAAGTCATTGTTTTGCACAGCATCATTTAGGTCACCTTGTGCGTCATAGATTGAAGCAATCACTCGTTCAATCACACCCAGTTTCAATACCTTGGCCGGTGGCGAAATGTAAATTGGCAAACTGAATCTCAAAGTGGCTATGTCAATGGGATTGTCAGTGCCCACAGGGATGGTTCTTGAACTCCAAGTTACCTGTTCCAAAAATACCACACTCAAACTGGTCCAATCAATGTAGTTGTCTGTGCTTTGTATTTCCAAACTGGGATTGAACATGGTCAGCACCTGTTCCAGCAATTGAAGTTTTTGACTGGTATTACTTGTCCAAATATCCAAGTTGATGGTGAGCTTGTAAGGCACAGGCATGAGTCGTTCCACTGTGAATGCATTGCCTTGAGTGGTTTCATAGCTTTCTGTGGCCGAGTCATAGGTACGTTGCCGAACATTGATTCTGCTGACAAAAGTTGGATCTTGCAAACGTGTTTGTTCATAGTCCAGTCCAGTGATATAAAATGTCATCAACGGAGTGGAAGGCAAAGCGTTGCGGCTGTTTTCTTGTATGATAGTCTGTGCATTGCGACTGGCATCGCCGTAGCGTACAGGCACACGCAACAAGGCGGCAGCGTTTACACCGTCAGTTTCGTTGCCATATTCTACTTGGAATCCTGAAAAAATTCTAGTGAACTGCAACAGGAATCTGCGTATCTGGGCGTCATAAAAAAATTGTTGCACTTGTGTTCTTTCGTTAGGTGCCAGGTGGTAAGAAGCCGCCCTGATCGCCATTGTCGGCTCTGGGTTTCAATGCTTCACTAAGACTTTGTCTACTTGGAATGTTGCCTAGATCTTTGGTATTCACCGTGGCTGTGTTATTTACAAAACTGCTGCGCAGGCTTTGATTTAGTGGTCCGTTGTCAAGCGAGGTTCTGACTTTCTGTTCAATCTTGACCCAGCGTTTGCCATCATAACGAAACAGTCTATTGGGCTTGTAGTCCAGGCGCAACACATAATCACCGGCCACAGCACTGGCTGGGAATGACACAGCTGGGGTCACAGGCAAGCCATTGGGAGCCACAGCGCCACCGGTCATATAACCCCCAGCGTAGCCCTGTCCTTTTGGCGTGACATCCATGCCGCTTTGCGAGCCATCCACTGTGGTGGTACCATCAGCTGTGAGGCCACTGGGGTTGGCTGGCTCACCATCCTGTGTGGGCACAATATAAAATTTACTGCTGTCGTATCCAGACGCAGGAGTCTCCACCTCAGCTTGAATCAAAATGTCATCGTTGATCTGATAGTCTTTGCTTCTGGTGCTGATCACATCACTGATACTAGGCGGATTGGTCACTGGTAGCCAGGCTGTGGTGTCTGTGATGTCAGTGCCTGCTGTGACATTTTTTTGAGCAGTGTAGTAGGTATCACCGTAATTGACCACTGTGCCAGTGGGATAATAGTTGTCGTTGTCCCAGATGTTTTCGGGCATGAATGGGCGTTTGAGTATGTCATTGTATTCTTGTTGGTTTTGCAACGGTGTGGCTTTCACACGCCACAAGTGTGGCAACCAGGTACGGCTGAATCCTTCGGCTGCAAAGTCAGCATCTTGTATCACATAGTATCTGGGAATGGCCAAAGGTATTTCACTGTTGAGTGGGTGATAGTCTTTCAAATTGGGCAGTTCCAACACATCACCGTTCATGAGCTTGCGCCCAAATTCGTCAATCATGGTGTTGTAGTGAAATGTAATAAACAGCGTGTCGTTGTTTAAAAACAAACCAAATTGTGTCAAATCAAAATCAATGTCTTGATGATTGAACACACCACGCATGGTGTATATGTCTGTGGAATAAATTCTGTCGCGGTTTTCCAACAACAGCAGGTCTTGAATGTTCAGCACACTTTGATCTTCGTACACAGGTTGTGTGGCATCAAAGTTGCCGCTCAAGGTAGAGTCCGCACCGCCTGCTTGTGGACCCAAGTATTTGTGAACATACATGTCGACTCCGCCAACAGTGTACATTTCACGAATGGTGCGATCAAAAAATTGATAATCTTTAGTGCGATTTGGGCGGTATAGGGATAAGCGTGGCATGGTATATTTATAGTACTTTGGGTTTACCATTGATTGGGTTGACCAATAATTGCCCTAATGCTATAATATGGACTTAACAACAAAGGAGCCAGCAATGAGTGATTTAGTTACCGATTTGCACAGTGAGATGATCAACAGTGTAGCACCAAATTACAGTATCAATTATGAAGCAGAGGCTCTTGCCAGTTTTGAAGCCACCGGCGATGACTTGATGGAAGCACTTGAGACTCGTGCTACGGACTTTATTGCAGAGACAACTGGGGCAGATGTGCGCGAGGACTTGGGCGGGCTCACCGTGTTTTTCCGTGGTAATACTTTGGTTGCATTTTACGATTACGAGCAATTTAAAGGGCATGTGTTCTAAAACCCTGAGCCCGAAAGGGCTTTGGGTTGACCAACAATTGCCATTCTGCTATAATTACATATAATCTACAGGAGCCCCAATGAACGCAACACGAGCCGCTGTCAAGCCACTGAACCCTCGCAGTCCCGATACCAAATACACAGGACTGGAACCCACATGGCGTGTGCAACCCACAGATGATCGCACCAGCCAACTCAGTGCTGCCTTTTCATGGTACAATTACTTCTACGGCAAAAAAGACGCACGTGAAATGCTGGTGGCTTACTTGGAGCACAACGGACGCAAAGCAGATGTTCGTGCATTAAAAGGTGTGCCTGATTCAGCAGTTCGGCTGACCACTGCATGGCTGTGCCGCATGAGCATGGTGGGACTGGATCTTACAGACACTGAGACAGTTCGGTTGGAAGGCTATATTCAAGAAATATTAACTGCACGTGAACCCGAAGTGGTGGTTGTTGAGGCAGTGCCTGTGGCAGCCAAGCCCAATATTCAAGACCGGTTGCGTGAAAAGGTGTCAGAATGTGCTGGTGAACTGGACGGCATGTTTGATGAGTTTGTGGTTGCAGGCGCCAAGATGAGTGCAGACTACAAGCCTATCATGGTTATCCGCGGACTGAATGTAGCACCTCAAATGATTTCAGACATTGCCAACTTGTGGAAGCACAAACTTGCAGAGTTTGAAACTGCAATCGAAGGCAAAGATGCACAGGTTGTAGAAGGCTACAGCAATTTCTCAAAGATTCAAATGCGCAACATTGTGAAGTTTTGCGAAGCAGTGATCAATGACTGCGGTGCGTATGTGCAGATCAAGAAAGTGGAACGCAAACCACGCAAGGTCAAGTCAGTGCCGCCAGAGAAACGTGCCGCAAAGTTCAAAGTGTTAATGGAATTTGCCGAACTCAAACTCAAAGGCCTGCCAGCCGCAAGTCTTGTGGACAAAGCAGAAGCCTGGTTGTACGATACCAAGAAGCGCAAGTTGATTCATCTTGTGGCTGACAGTCACACACAGGCATTCACTGTGAAAAGCAACAGCATCATTGGTTTCAGCACCATTGAGACCATGCAGAAAACTGTGCGCAAGCCAGCAGATGTTGTGAAAGCAGTACAAGCCGCAGGCAAGCCAGCCGCACGTAAGATCTACAAAGACCTGACCACAACTGAGACTCCATTCAACGGGCGTGGTACAGAGAACTTGGTGGTGCTCAAAGCCTGGTAAGTAGTGCATGCATGTGATCCCCAACAAAGTAGACCTATACATTACCAATGTATGCAATTTAACCTGCCAGCACTGCAATAGATTTAACAATTTCAACTTTAAAGGCTGGCAACGTTGGGGCGACTATGAAGATCAATACCAGCAGTGGGGCAAGTTAGTTGATCTCACAGCAGTCACTATCATGGGTGGGGAACCTTTTTTGAACCCCACCCTGATAGACTGGGTGCAAGGCATCAATCGCATATTTGGAATTGAAGTTCAAATACTCACAAACGGCACTAGATTTAGACACAATCCTGATCTTTACGATGCTTTGTTTTTTAAACATCAGACTCGTCCGCACAATCACATTGGTGTGAGTTTGCACAACCCTGATCAGTTTGAAAAATTAAAAGAAGATATACTATGGTTCCTCAAAGGACCAGTACAAATATATCCAAAAGGACATTCGGAAAATTTTTGGAATTCTGATTATCTGTTCGTTGACCGCAATGGCATAGTGGTAACGGTGATGAACGTTGACACGTTTCATTCAGCGGCCATAACTCAGTCTTGGCAAAACAGCACCCAACCAGTGTTTAAATTGCACAACAGCGATCCATTTTTTGCACATCAAAATTGTGGATTTGCCACATTCAAAAGTTATCATTTCATACGCGGCAAGTTGTACAAGTGTGCGCCGGTGGCACTGATGCCCGAGTTTGATCAACAACACACATTGGATATATCTGATGCAGACAGAGCATTGTTAAATTCGTATCAGCCACTGAGCGTGGACAACTTTGAAACTTATCAACAAGAATTTTTTGCTCAATTGGATAATCCCATTGCACAGTGTAAATTTTGTCCTGAGCAGTACACATTTCAAAAGATATTTCCAGTGGTCAAAGGATCTTGACCATGTTTGATCAAGAGTTTTATCGCATTGATCTTGGAGAAATATTTCAGCAGAGTCACTGCATGTATCATGAGCATGCAATGGTGCATTTGTTTTCAAGTGTGTTGATGAACATGGGTTATCAAAAAATACCCGGCAGTGCCAGAGCATGGGGGCGCGGCAGTCGCAAGGTCATTGTGTGCCTGGCCGACGACTTTGGAGTCAACCGAGATGATTGGAGCCTGCCACCCGATCAGTGGTTTGATACTGACACCACAATCGTCACCGACAACCACATGCCCTTTGCTACCAATTATCAGATTCTGAAGTTGCCATCAAGTTACTTTGGAGTGTTTAGTTATGTGCCAGCAGATCAAAATTGGACACCAAGTCGGCGATTTAATTTTTCGGTCAACAGGCTGGACAGTCAGCGACAGTTGATTTTGTTAGAATTGACGAAACAGTCGGGCGGGATTGATCAAGTGCAACAGTTGGATCATGTGAATTTCAATGCACGAGCACAGGGCAATGAGCACACTGCTGAACATGCTCAGCACAGTTTTGCACATTGTTGGACACAGCTGAATCAATTGCATAATACTGAATATGCTGAGTGGTTTGATCAAACCCAGCCGCACATACCCATTAGAAATCATGCACTAACAGTTGAGCAAACACAGGTTGGTGCGTATCTCAATTTGGTAATTGAAACCTATGCCGGAGATGCCACTGTAGCATTCAGCGAAAAGATATTTAGAGCATTGGTAACGCCAGCACCTTGGGCTGTGTTTTCAGCAAAACATGCTGTGGAGTATTTGAAAACACTGGGGTTTGATGTGCTAGATGACGTGGTAGATCACAGTTATGACAGTTTGACGCAAAGTAACACCATGTACGGGCATGGAAAAATCACAGAATTTGTCAAACTCAACATACAAAATTATCACAACATAAAAAATTCCGATCAAGTCAAATTGGCTGCGAGATGTCACGCAGCGGCCACACACAATCAACAACTGTTGGCACAAATGCAACGCCAGTGGCCCGTGGATTTTGCTCAATGGTTGCCCAACACGATAGCAAAACTTCAATAAATACAGGAACCGGAGTTCCAGATGCCAGAACAGCAACAGCAATCACTGCCTACACTGAAACAAAACTTGATAGAATATGTCAAGCTTCAGTTGGGCGGAGATATCATTGACCTAGAACTAGACCCCTCACACTACGAAGCGGCCTATCAAAAAACCATTGGCACCTATCGCCAACGAGCCAACAACGCCTACGAGGAAAGTTATAGTTTC